TCAGGTGATTGTTAAAGGATTAAGTCTCAATGCTTCTTCAAGATGTTCCGGTGCGAAGTGAGAGTATCGCATGGTCATTTTTATATCGGTGTGACCAAGCACTCTTTGCAGAACTAAAATATTCCCACCATTCATCATAAAGTGGGATGCGAAAGTGTGGCGCAGGACGTGAGTTAGCTGACCAGCGGGCAATTCAATATCTGTACGTTCCAGAGCGGAACGGAATGCGCCATAACAATTCTTAAAAAGCCTACCTTTTTTCACCTCCGGCAAAGAGTCATGAAGTTCTTCACTAATAGGGATGGTTCTATTTTTTCTGCCTTTGGTCTTTGTGTAAGTGACTTTGTATTTTGTAACCTGGCTTTTATTCAGTTCCTCAGCCTCTGACCAGCGGGCACCGGTTGATAGACATAATCTAACGATGCAAACGAGATCTGTATTATTTTCTCTGCCGCATTCATCCAATAGCTGCCCGATCTGCTCTTTCGTAAGAAAGGCCATTTCGCTTTCTTCTGTGCGAAAAGGGCGCACGTTTTTGATCGGGTTATCCCCTTTCCATTCTCCCAGGCGACCAAGTTCATTAAAGACAGCTCTAAAATATGCCAGCTCAAGATTAATGGTTCGCGGTGCTACTTTCTTCACTCGATTGGAGCGTGCGTAGTCTCCCGAAAGGCGTTTTTCACGGTAACGGGAAAACATCTGCGCATCGAATTCCCTAGCGAGAGGTTGTCCCATGCATTCATAAGCGTGAGTCATGGCATCCTGACGCCGTTCGCCATCTTTTAAGGTTATGCCGTGAGCTGAGTACCAGGCTTTTATCAGATCCAGCAATGTGCGGTCATCATCCTTTTCTTCTTGCCAGGGTTTGGTAATGGTGTGCTGCTCGAAGGCTAATGCTTCGCCTTTAGTTGCAAACTTTTTACGTATACGCTTCCCTTTTGCACCGTTCGGATACAACTCGGAGAGCCACCATCCATCAGCTTGTTTCCTGATTGCCATCAGTTTACCTCTGCGTAAATCCCTACAACTCTGCCTAGCGGAGTCAGTTCGTTAATTCCACATTCAAATGGAACCTTGCCACCAGTAACGTGCACTTTTCGCGCAGGTAATAGTGCCAGCTCTCTGATGCTTACCGACCCATCGATATCTATTAGCCATGTACCGTCGGACAAGGGTGTCTTTTTTTCAATGAAGTAAGTTTTACCTTCCGAGGTAATTATTTCAGCCATAAGGGGAGGCTTACTAAAAAAGTGACGTTCAATGCTCACTGAGCCTTCATCTGTGAGTTGTCCGTCACTAAGCGTGAATTTTTTAAGTTTAATCTGTGAGTCAGGGACCTCACTAAGAGTCGGTTGCTCTGTCGTCCTTTCTCCCTCGCCAGTTAGCAGCCATTTAAGGCTAATTCCGGTTTCCAGAGAGCATATAGCAGCGAAATCATAAGATAGAGTTCCGCGTGTATAGCGGTTAGAAAGGGAACTCGAGGAGATGCCGAAGTGATGAGCAAGCTGGATTTTTTGGTGAAACCCATAGGCGTCACATACACGATCTAAGATCTCAAGCGGCTCAAAAGTGTAATCTCGTAACTTCATTTGTGAGTTCTCATATTGACTGATACTCTTTTGTTGAGTATCTTCCTCATTAGTGAGTTGTCTTTGGTGGCATATGTTGGCAAATGTTGACCATCACAGACATTTAATTAACTAAATAGGAATGATGCATTATGACCGCTCTCATTACAATCAAGATCCCCCGCGCAACGGTACACCCAGAAGAATTCGCAGCCCTCGAAGGTGTGTCCGTTCGCACCGTTTATCGCCAGACAACCGGCGAGAACCCTCGTATTCCAATCGAACCGCGCACTATCAAGAAAGGTAACAAGCGTGCCGGTGGGCCAATCAGAATTCTTTACGCCCGTTACAAGGAAATGGAAGCCAAAAAGAATCTTGGTCATTCACGCTTTCAAATCATAATTGGCGCTTAATTCACATTAAGTGAATTGTGAGAGGTAAACATGTTTGATTTCCAGGTTTCCAACCAGCCGCATTTTGATAACGCGTGCCGCGCATTTTCAGTTCGTCACAACCTGTCAAAACTTGCTCGTACTATTGGAATGAAAGAACAGACCTTGCGTAACAAGCTTAATCCTGATCAGGTTCATCAGCTCACAGCCATTGAAATTGCTGTAATTACTGATGTCACAGAAGACGCAACTCTGATCGATGGATTGCTGGCACAGATGAAATGTATGCCTGCCGTCCCTGTGAATGAGTTGGCAGAGGACAATATTGCTACCTACACACTTCAAGCCACTGCCGCACTGGGTTCAGTTGCTGCGGGCGCTGCTTCACCGGAGCGGCAGACGCGTCAGGTTAAAAACTCAATTATCGAAAGTGTAAATGCTGGCATTCGGCATCTTTCATTAATCGGTTTAGCGATGCAGGGGCGCGTTGAAGCATCACCCGCTCTGGCTTCGGTTGTGGGTGCTGTCGCGAGTGTTGCCACTAACGGGATGGTTTGAACATGGTGATTTCAATTGCGACCTTGTTAAAACAGCAAAGCCCTTCACGTCATTTCGGTCACGGTTACATTGAGTTGCCAGACGGAAAGCGTTGGAGTCCTTCACTGTTAAAAGCTACTGCCCCGCAGGCCGTAAGAAATTCAAAGCCGCTTCTTAAGCGACTGTTTAGTTGAGGTGATTATGTTTTTAGGGAACGAAGAACATATCCAGATCGGTAAAAAGCATCTGACAAGAATTAAAGAGATGTTGGAACACAAAAAGAATGTTGCGCAGGAAACATTTGATAGTCAGCCGCTGCATATGCGTAAAACGATCTGCTTTCATGCTGGCCTTAAAAGCCGTCATGTTGAAATGAAGTTTGCAGAATTAACGCCTACCGAAAGGCATCAAGTGGTTGCGGCGCTAAATTCTTTACTGGGATTAACTGAGACCCTGCCGAAATTTATCAGTGAAGACGATTGCAGAATAAATATTAAACACTAACCCGAATTCAAATTAATAGGCGTAAACCCGCCGGGCATTATTTTGCCCAAAAACAGGAATTTTATAAATGAAAGAAATGATTAATAAATCCCGGCACGGCTTTGCAGGTTTGCCTATTACCGGTTTTGATATGGGTTCTGCTGAGGGTGATTACACCGCTGAGCTGACCTTGATGCTTAATGCTGCACGTAATGAAGAACGCGGCAACCGTGCGCAGGTGTTTGCCTCCCGTTTGGAGGCTATCGCCTGTTTCATCATTCAGAAAGAAATGACCGGAATTGAAGCTGCCGAGGCATTACGCCAGGAAGCCACCCGCATTCAAAACGAATCGGGAGACCTTCACTAATGATGAAGCACGAAGAAGCCACGCCAGAAATGGCAGAAGCCATGGCAAAGCGCATTGATATCGATCTGGAGTATACCATCATCCCTAAAAAGAACGGTGATCTTATCCTTGCTGAAATTAAGACGGATAAGGAAACCAATAAACAGTATTGCTCCACATTGGATGTGCACCAGTTGAAATTCAGTCTTGCCGCCGAGTTTATCAATCGTTCTGTTAACCGTGCTATTCGGGCAAGGCGTATCACCAGCTCTATCAAAATGCGGGCTGAGTACAATCGCGCTGCTGATCTGGTATTTGCTGCCCTGGTAAAAATTCAACAGTTGGAGGTGGCAAATGGCTGATGTCATCGACAGCGCTCAAGAACGCGCTGACTTAATTCTGTCTGCCCAAATCCAAGCCGCACGTGCCCCTATTGCAGGCGTTTCTGCAATGTTCTGCCTTGATTGTGAGCGCCCAATTCCCGAAGAACGCCGCGCAGTTCTGCCAGGTATTGAACTGTGCGTGTATTGCAAAGAACTGGCAGAACTCAACGCCAAACACCACCGAGGAAACCAATGATTGGTTTGTCTGTAGCTCTGCTTATTCTGGCGGTGAATGCCGCCCGTTTTTTCCTTTCTGATATCAAAGGCGGCATGTAATGGAACAAGTACGCACAGTACTTAAATGGGCGGGTTCTAAAATTCGCATTATGGATGTATTAAAAGAGCATCTGCCAGCCGGACATCGTTTAGTTGAGCCGTTTGCTGGTTCATGTGCCGTCATGATGAATACGGATTATTCAGAGTATTTGATTGCAGATATTAATCCTGATCTGATTAATATGTATAGAGTTATAAAAGAAAAACCTCTGGCTTTTATACGTACGGCAAAGAAATTATTTGAGTCATCTAATGATGCGGTAAACTTTTACAATATTCGCCTCAGTTTTAATCTCGGAGTTTTAACTGATTTTAATCGTGCTGTGGTATTCCTATATTTAAATCGTCACTGTTTTAACGGTTTATGTCGTTATAATCAAAAAGGTGGTTTTAATGTACCTTACGGAAAGTATAAAACACCATATTTTCCAAAAAACGAAATCCTCCTTTTTGCTGAAAAAGCGAAACGAGCTACTTTCATTTGTTGCTCTTTTGATGAAGCGCTGGGAATGGTTCAGCCTGGGGACGTTATTTATTGCGATCCACCCTACCTGCCAGCTTCTACCTCTGCAAACTTTACCGGCTACTCTGCTGCCTGCTTTGGTGGCCTAGAGCATGAATTACTAAGTGCCAATTTGCTCGCGCTCGCCGAGCAAAATTATCCCGTGGTTGCATCTAATGCAGATACCCGTGAATCCCGAGGCCTTTACGGCAAGTTTGAGATTGTTGAGCTGAACGCTCCTCGCTCTGTAGGTGCGGCAGCTAGCAGTATTAAATCTGCCCCTGAAATCATCGCAAAAATAATCCCTAAAGAACCTCAGCACTGGTCATTTGTGCAGGAAGAAGAAACGGAAGGTGCTGAATAATGGCCTACTTTACTCATGAGTTAAAAATTCTGCCTGAGTGCTTTCCTACTATGCGCATTTGTGGAGCTTCTGAGTAATGCAGGCCAGCCGCTTCACTCCTCAGATTAAAACGCCCGAAGTCTGGGCGTTTCCTTGGAACAAACCACGCCAGGCCGTTTCTGGCCTTGAAAGACCGCTTACCCGTGATGAATACGATCAGGGGCAAGCTGTTTTAATCAGAGTAAAAAACCTATCTACCGACCTGCGAGAAATATTCACAGGTCGTCATGCGTATCTGTTGAAAACCCAGGGTATCCACGCTGCCAATAAATATTTGGTGTATACCCTTGGGCGCAGCATCCTTCCCCGCGTCGAAGCGGTCAATGCCGCTCATGCGATGAATGTTAAAGCTTCCATGAAATTCATGTCAGAGGCCGACACCTATCAAGGCCTGCCGAGCATGAGCGATAAACCGCTGCGCCGGTTCGCTCAGGACATCGCCGGACAACTTAAAGAAATCTATGAAGACCGTTGTGATCAGCTGCTTGCTCAATACAACGGGGATAATTCGATTCTTTTTGAGGGTGATACCCAGTGCGAGCTGTACAGCGAAATCGCAGGTATGGCACAGGCTTTCAATGTCACGCCGATGTACTGGACAAGGTATTGCAAAGGCAAGCTGGATGCCGTTTCCGCTATCGCCTCCATGTCGCGCCTTGTTAATCCGGATTGGTGGTTACGGCAACTGAAAGGCCAGCGCACCCGCTGGCGTGAATCTTTGCTGATCGCCATCGGCAAGGTGAACCGTGATGCTTCCCCGTATGCCAGTAAGCAGGCTATCCGTGAAGTACGTGCGCGCCGTCTGTCGAATCTCGACTATCTGAAAAGCTGCGACCTGGAGAACATCGAAACCGGCGAGCGTTTCAGTCTGATCGACAAAGTGATGGCGAGTATTTCAAACCCTGAAATCCGCCGCATGGAGTTAATGAGCACGATCGCCGGCACCGAAAAATATGCCGCTGCAAATGGGGACATCGGGATGTTCCTGACCATCACCACCCCTTCTAAATATCACCCGACCCGCATGGTGGGTAAGGGCGATAAAAAGCGCGTTCAGCGAAATCACGCCTGGGACAAAGAAGCCTATACCCCGAAAGATGCGCAGCGTTATCTGTGCGGGATCTGGAGTAAAATGCGCACCGCGTTCAAGGATAGCGGTCTGTCTGTTTACGGGATGCGCGTTGTTGAGCCTCACCACGACGCGACGCCACACTGGCACATGATGTTATTCACAAAGCCCGCCATGCGTCAGCGGGTGATCGACATCATGCGCAAATACGCCATGAAAGAAGACGGTGACGAACGCGGCGCTGCAAAGAATCGTTTTGACTGCAAGCATATGAACCGTGGCGGTGCGGCTGGCTACATCGCCAAATACATCGCAAAGAACATCGACGGTTATGCACTGGAAGGCGAGCGCGACCACGAAACCGGCGAATTGCTGACTGACTCCGCTGCTGCTGTAACCGCGTGGGCTGCCACCTGGCGAATCCCTCAATTTCACCCTATCGGCCTGCCAACCATGGGTTCATACCGTGAGTGCCGCCGCATCCGTTCCATCAGTCTGACTGAAACCTTTGACGAAGAAGTGGAAGCTGTCCGCGCTGCTGCTGATGCCGGTGATTTTATGGCGTACATGTCAGCCCAGGGCGGCGCAAATGTGCCTCGCGACGATCAGACTGTGCGCGTAGCTCGCCGCGTTGCTGACGAGCTGAATGCCTACGATGAAGAAGTGAAAAAGGTTGTGGGCATTTTCGCGCCTCACCTGGGCGACTCCCGTGTTTATGAAACCCGTACAACTCAATGGCGCATCGTTTCTTCCGCCGTTGACGTTGAGGTTTTGACCTTAAAAAGCGCCTCCGGCGCGCCTCGGAGTCCTGTCAATAACTGTGGGTTAGGTGGAAAGAAACAGGCCGCAGATTGGCGTGATAGCCAGGCTGGGAGCGCCGCTACTGCGTCCACTTCTGACAACCTGCGAGTTATTGACTGGACAGACACCGCCGCCGTGAGGGCGATTGTGGCGCGTATACGTGAAGAAACGCCGAGAGTCAGCAAGGCGCAGCGAAGTTTTGACCCAACGAAAGGGCGTGATATCGCTCCGTCAGCAAGATTGACCCCATTAGAGCGCGCTAGACTCCCGCTTATATCAAGTGAATTAGATAAAAATAACATTATCCCGGAGCGCTGGGAACTGGAAGCATTAACGCGCGGTGCTCGTATGAGGTTCGGTGATATCAACGTGCATTTTGAAGTGGTTGAGGATTGGGCGGAATTCAACTAACTGATTAAGGCCTAAAACGAGGAATGTCTGTATTATTTTAGGCCTGATGTGGCAGCACTCTGTAGCAAGACACGGCTAAATATGACAGTCAGCTTAGAGCAAGAAGCCGATTGCCAGCTGTAAAATTTATAAAAAATCGGGCTACTGAACAATGTAACTTAAATAAGACTGCACTGGTAAGTCAGATTCCTAAATTAATAATTAAAGAACTGGCAACCAAGAGATTCATCAGTATGCCAGTTTTTATTATCGATTGAATTTATTTAACTTTATCATCGTTGGTGGGCATGGATGATGAGATTGCTTTGGTGAAAATGGTGTCAAAATGGCTTAAAAAGGTCTCTGTCAGGTGTCCATGATAATAAGCATAAGTGACCGTGCTAATATTTTTATTTTGGGGCTTAATAATGTTAAAAGTTAAAACCCCATCTTTAATTGAGGGTTTGAACCAAGCTTTAGAATTCCATTCTTCAGCTTTGTGAGTGTAATATTCTTCATCTTCACTCCTTACCCAAGTATTGATCTTCCCCTTAGGCTCCTCTTGTTCAATCGCTTTATTAAATTTATTCAAAAGATCTTGCGGGTTAGAGCTAATAAAATCTACAGCCATCTTGTTTCTCCTTTAGTAGTCATAATTGACTCTAAGCTAAGCTTCAATGCTATCTTTTCAGCATCTGCTGTCCAGAAAAATTCTGTCAGAGGGGCTCTTATTTATAAAATATAAAAATACAGTATAAGTAGTACTGTTGCGTATTTTAAATAACCAGTGCTTACCAGTCAGTTCACCGTGCGGTTTATTATGTCCGCTACCGGCACTGAGCTGAGTGTCAGGTTCAGCATGAGCTATGCTAATTCTGTTTACTCTGCGTCATGATCAACCATCAATCGCCGTCATACGTATAGGCGACTAAGCTTCACGCCCGTTACCATCAACAGAACCTTTGATATCCGTTACGATAGATAAGCAAGTATAGCCATTGTTAATAACTTCTCATGTTATGTATGAAAAACATACACTCAAAAAGCCACTTAAACAATATGGTATTTATTATTAATAAATAAATGCACAATTTCTAATCAAATGATCAAGGCATATGAATCAATCATTAGGATAACACCTAGAAATATATGGAAATCATGAAAGAAAAAAATTACTATACTGTATATATAAACAGTATGAAGTGGAGTGTCGGATGGACGATTTGCATATGGTGGTATTGTTGGAGCGTATAGGGTTGATTGCAAAACTATCCACATACGCTGACTGCGATCCTGATGAACGAGAAATTGTTGCTGTATGGATTTCTGAAATGGCAGCTACGGCGAAAGAGGAACTGCTTAAAGCCGTTTTTGACACTAACGCCCCAGGGAAGATTCACTAAATTCAGAACAAAAGCCTATGCGGTCACATTGCATGCATCATGTGCATGGTTTTGCATGATCCCGGAAGGATCCAGAAATGCTTGGTCGCCCATTGGGATGGGCTTTGCGGCTTTCTGGGCATGCATTAAAATCAGTAAACCAAGTCGGAAGCGGGCAGGCGGGTAACATTGCGCGCGCCGAGGTGAAACCATTCATAAAATCCACAATTTATGGCACCCTAGGCTGTTTTCAAGTGAGTTTTTTGTATGATCTACTCTGGGCTACGATCCGTCTAAGAGTTGTGTTTGTCTAA